GTACTCGTGAGTGAGCTGGTACAGCCCAACGGACAGGCCGTGCGGCTGGTCAAGACCGTAGCCCAAGGGGAGAGCCGATGAAGCCAGACAAGACCGTATCGTGGTGGGCACCAGCCCCTACCGAGTACGATGATCAAGGCCAACGGGTCGAGCGACCTGCCAATAGCTCGGAGGTCGAGCGCTACCTGTTCTCTGAGGCGGCTGCATATCGTGGCCGCGAGTTGAAGGCGAGGCCCTAGAGATGGAAGTCAAAAGCAGAGACCGGAACGGGAACGTGAGGACTGTAGAGCTTTTGCTCGATGGTTCTGAGTATGTGGGTGCCATTCGTGGTGGAGCGCCGGTCAAGATGGTGTCGGGGAATTTACTGAGGCCGGTTGTTGCGACTGGCTCGGGCTTGTCCATCGACGCTGCTGTAATGGCGACAATGGCTGAATTTGAGAGGAGGAGCCGATGAGCATTGAACTAGCCCTGGCCTTGACTGCTGCCGTGGCCGTGATGGAGTTTGGCCTACTCTGTTACTGCCTTGTGGACTGCTACTGGCCTGAGCAGGAGGACTATATTGAGCTGGCGGATCTGCTCGGGGCATCCTATGCCCACCTACACCCTGAGGCGGTTCATGTGAAGGAAGCCATACACTTCATCCAGACTGGCATTGAGGACATTTGCAAGCAGGACAATCCACGGTTTGACCGGGACCGATTTCAGGAGGCAATCAATAAGGCACGCCTGACGAAGGAGGACCAATGACCAGACTGGACATGCTACACCTTAGGCTTACCGACCTGCAATCTGAGCTTTGCCGTGGCGACGCCTACCACAGCACCCTAGCGCAGGAGGTAAGACAGACACTTGCCCTCATTGAGAATGGGCGGGGTGAGTTAGCCCTGATGCTTGATGTGCTACAGGATTTGAACCTAAGTCCTGGCCTTGTGCGCAAGTACTACGACCAGCAGTACGCTCACTGGCTAGAGTCCCCCAAGGAGAACCAATGACCAAGCTCGGACAAGACCTGTTCGCCTTTGGAAAGTCACTCGCAAAGTCAGCGCAGCAGTTCAACGCTGACTGGGAAGATCAGAGGCTGAGCTTAGAGTGGGAGGCACGAGAGCAGCAAGCGGCACTGGACAAGGCACGGATAGAGTGGGGAGCACTAGACCACGTTGCCTGTGATAACTGTGCTTGGACAGGGACCGTTGCCGACCTCAACGAGGCGAAGAGCCTGTGGGAACGCTGCGGCACGGACGGGACGTTGCCCTCTGGGGAATGCCCTAAGTGTGGGGCACTAGCCTATCCAGAGGACAGCGACACCGACCCACCGGATGAGTACAACAGAGCAGCCTCTGTCCTAGAGGACATGGGCTACGACGACCTGGAAGAGGACCGAAAGGAGGAGCTTGAACGTCTCGACCGTGACGAGCAGTAACCCGGCAACCCGTTAGCCCGAGGAGGGCACACATGCCAGACAGACGAGTCATTCACATTCCCAAGGGTGAACCCCTGTGTAGCTACACCATCACCCGCATCTCTCCCTATGACCTCGCTGAAGACGTGTCACGCTACGAAGCGGTCGACCTGACCTTCAAGGTGCATGCCTCAGTGCGAGAGTGGCTGTTCCACCAAGCTGAGTACAGCGTCGACAACGGGACCAACACCAGCACCTTCATGGATATCCGCACCGCCAGTCAGGATGTCCAGACCATCACCCCGCTTGACCTTAACACCGAGGGTGACACTGAAGGACACAAGGCGTGGAACCTGCACCTCTCGGATGTGGTCAGCCGGGACACGACACCCTCACTCCGCTTTGACCATGAGTGGACACGGCACTTGGCCTTCATCCGTATGGCGGTCAATACCCTAGAGCGGAAGGTCCGTATCCAACTCCGCACCAGACTGCCCGAGAGTCTCTTCACCCCACGGTCCCTCGACGATGGGCAGCGGGGTGCGATAGAGAAACCCCTCGTCGAAGCCAACCTTGCCGGAGCCTTTGGCAGCTTGCGGCAGCAGCATATTCCGTGGCCTAAGACCAGCCGCACCACCATCCAGCTCGCTACCTGAGGAGGTATCTATGTGCTTAATCATCATCGCAGATTCTGCCCGTCCGTCTGCCACTGAAGTCGATGCCGCCCACTTGAGCAACAGTGATGGTATCGGGGTGGCGTACCAACAGCCTGCCGATCGGCTGGTCACGTGGGAGAAGGGCCTCACCGTGGAGGAAGCCCAAGCCCTCATCCCGACCCTCCCGCTCCCCTTCGTGGTGCACTTCCGCTTCGCCACCCACGGAGGGATTTCCCGACAGCTGTGCCATCCCTTCCCGGTCAGCCGTCAGGTGGGCATCACCCTGCAAGGACAGGCCCGAGAACTCCTGTTCCACAACGGGGTCTGGAACCAGCACGCCCAGTTTGAACGGCGTGCCAAGCTCCGAGGCCCTGTGTCCGACACCCGCATCATGGCCTATGTGCTGTGGCGTGAAGGGCAGGCCGAGCGTGAGGGTGTGGCTGCCCAACTCGCTACCCAAGCAGGGAAGCTGGCACTCTTCACCCCGGAAGGTATCACCCGCTACGGCACATGGAGTGAGGGTGACGGGGAAGATGACACCACCACGGGCTGCTACTACAGCAACCTGCACCACTGTTGGACCCACGCTGACCACTACTGGGGCGGGCACCTCTGGTCCCCGACCGGGGTCAAGCGTCAACCCCTGCTGCCCACCCGAGCTGACCCCTACGGGGATCACTTCGTGGGCTACCACTACCCTGCTGGGTCTGCCGGTGACCCAGACGAGGACTTCTACACCAGTGATTCCGTGGTCATGCGCTGTGCTGGCTGCTCGGAAGAGGTCATGACCACAGGTGATGGCTATGATTGCACCGTCGACGGGCAGGTCGTCTGCGAAGAGTGCGCTGTCGAGTTTGATGTCTTCGCCTGTCCCATGGACCTTGAACTCACCCCATCCAAGGAGTAACTGATGCCCCAGACAATCGAATCGTTCCCGGCTGGTATCACCACCGTAGGCGTCGAGCTTGAAGGGTATTGGGAACGGCTGGGTGTGGACCTGCCCGACCCTCCAGACCCGGAGGACTGTGAGTACTGTGTGCAGAATGAGCATGGGGACTGGGACTACTGCTGTGACTGCTACGACCTGCACTATCCAAGCACCGATGCCGACGACCACGAAGAGCGGAACAATCGTGACCTCAAGTACGATGGCTCCGTTGAGTGTGATGGGTCGACCTTCAGTGATGATGACTACATCGCTGGCGAAGCGGCGTCACCCATCCTCCAGTCATGGTCAGCCTTGAAGGGATGGGTGCACCGCTCCTACCCTGACGGGGTCGATGCCCGCACGGGAATGCACGTCCACCTCGGCTGCTCCCAAGGGTTGCATGACTTCAGCTTCGACCCGAACTACTGGGGGCATCTGCGCCACACCCTACGGGAGGTCGGCGAGGGCTGCACCTCAATGACCCAGTACTGGCTGGAGAACCGCCTCCGAGAGGGCCGATCGAGCGACGAGGTCGATGCCTACTGTCGACCCAACCGCATCAATGACCGCTGGAGTCGGTACCTGGCGGTGAACTACAGTGCCTTTGAGCAGCACGGCACCTTGGAAGTGCGGGTCTGTCCGATGGCGGAGGAGGGACGCAGCAAGGACGGCACCCACCTCAGTGCCCGCACCCAAGCCCTGGCCCTCATCAAAGGGGTGCTGCGTGCCACCTCAGATTACTGGACCACCCCGAGCTACTGGACCACACGCCAAGGCACCATCACCACCCCTGTAGACATGACCTTGGGCGGGGAGGACCCCAAGGCTGTCGACGCAACGGACACCCTGATTGTTGTCTAATCCAGAAAGGACAGGAACCACATGCCTTACATCAAAATGGGAGACGCCGCACACATCCTCGGGATCACCATCTCGGCAGCCCGTGGGATGGTCAACGATGGCCGTCTCAAGTCTGTGCACCAAGCCCAGAAGCGGGCACATATGTATGTCCTCCTCAGTGAGGTGCAGGCCTTGGCTGCGGCACGGCAAGAGGTTTCGGCAGCCCGGCTACGGAAGCAGGCTGAAGCAGCCAAGCGACGCGAGGCTGCGTTGGAAGCAAGCACCCGTCGAGCCGCACACCCTACGGGCCTTGACGTCCGGGAGGTGCCGGGTCCCAGAAGCGCACAGCCCAAGGCTGCCCCACCCCCTGCGATGATCGACCTCGGAGAACCCTCGACTGTGCAGAACCACATCCTCAAGAGCCTTGAGAATATCGAAGTCACATTGGCGAAACTCCTCGCCATGTGGGAAGGGAAATAAGATGACCACAACTAACGGCACCCTCATGATTCACCGCCCCGGTTCACACCACGTGCAGCTGTCTGACCTCTATGCCTTGGGCACCCCTAAACCGATGGGGCCACGGCATCGACCCATCCCCCACTATGAAGTGGTGGAAGCCATCACCAAGCAGGTCCATGACCGAGGCTGGACGGTCGCCAAGACCCAGCTTGGTGTCGCCCAGAAGGGGCACATGCTCTTCGGGGTGATGGACCTCCGGGACTACCGTGTGCAGGGCGTGGACAGCTCAGCCCTCCAGCGTGACGGCCTCGGTACCTGCTTCGGGTTCCGCTCCTCCACCAACCAGTCCTTCGCCCTGCGTGGTGTGGCTGGTGCGAGGGTCTTTGTCTGCGACAACCTGTCCCTGTCGGGCAGCGAGTTCGTGATGCGCCACAAGCTGACCCTCTACCTGAACCTGCAGCTCCTCATCTCGGAGGCCCTGAACAAGTTCATCAACCAGAGCCGTGCGCTGTTGGCTGACATGGACCAGCTCCGACACACCATCCTCACTGACACGGCAGCCAAGACCCGCATCTTCGACCTGTTCAACGCCGGGGCCATGCCCCTCCACCTGTTCGACGATGTGTCCCGCTGCTACTTCAAGCCCACCGAGGCCGAGCCTGACTGCCAACCCCGCACCGCATGGGGATTACACAACGCCTGCACCCGTGTGCTGAAAGTGCTGAAGCCCGCAGCCCAGTACAACAGCACGCTCAACGTAGGCCGTGCCTTCCAGCTGGCCTCGGCAAACACCAGCCCGGTAAATATGGTGTGATTCGTGAGACTTCGACACCTAACCCATACACCAGACAGGAGTTACCCTAGTCTCAGGGCCGTGAGACTGGCTGAGACTTGAGACAAGTTAGTCTCATCGTCCCACCTGAAAGGGGGTGATTTCAGGGAGGGTGAGACTTTCCTAACTCGCTGTACCTGTACTACTTATTACTAATCTAGGGCCTTAGTCTCACAACCCCATGTATTAAGGCAGTCAAGGGGTAGAGAGGCTGAGGCCTGATCAAAAATTGAGAGAGGAATCCAATGACACGACTCATCGCCAAGCCCAGCGAACGTACCATGTATGAGGACATCAAGGCTGGACTAGCCCAGCTCACCGATGAGCTGCACACCCTCGACCAGATCGTGTGCCGCCTTGAAGCCAGAGTTGATAAGCTAGACACGGCTGTGTTTCCCATGCGTGACCGGCACACACCAGACGCCGGGCCAGACTACACAGCCACCGGAGGAGGGGACCCTCGATGATTGTCTTCAGTGGATTGAACGGTCACCCCGTGCGTGTTGGGTTCTTGGAGGACCCCATCGTGCGGTTGCTGAATCTGGTCGTGGTCTGGAGCGCCCGCCACGGCCACGATGTCCACATCACCAGCATGAATGACCACGCCCACTCGGAGAAGAGCCTCCACTATAAGAACCGAGCCGTGGACTTCCAAGTACAGCTTGGGCAGGCACGTAACAGCAAGCAGGTCATGAAAAGCCTGTCCGATTACCTGAAATCAAATCTTGAACTGGGCTTCGATGTGGTTTTCGACAGCCCCGGACACTATACCCATATCCACGTGGAGTGGGACATTCGCCAGCGCGACACACCCACCCCGAGAAGGGCTTAGCATGAAAGCGGTAACTGATATTCCCCTGACGATCGACCTGAACCTAGACGATGATGAGTCTGTGCTGCGTGCAGCGTCAGCCTTGGGCACCACGCCTGAGGCGGTGCGCACCACGGTAGGCTTTGCGCAGATTATTGTCGAGAAGGCTGACGACAATGACATGTCCCGAGGCCAGCTCATCACGGCCCTCATGAGTGTGCTGACCCTGATGGTCAGAGAGTGCGGCACTCCCCTTGAACAGGGGCAGATGTGCTTCCGCTTAATGGATGGACTGTGGGCCTCGTGTGATTTACCCGAGGACCGGAGCTTTATGCAGCAGTCCCAGGCACCCTCGTTCCCCCTGCTGCCTGTCTCGGATGAGTCCGTGCACTAGTGAATCGACACGCGGCAGTAGCACCCTCGCTCCTGACGTTGGAGGATGTTGGCTGTCACGAGCTTCTCCAGTTGCCGGAAGATGGTGGCCCGTGAGGTCACCCCGTCGAGGGCTGTCAGAATCTCGGCAGTCTCTAGGTGTGCCCCGGAGGGGATGGCCTGATACACCGCCAGTCCAGCTGGGCCACACACTTGGAGAATCTTCTCGGCTTCTGGTCCCATCGGATTGAACAAGCCCTGTTCATCTCGACTCAACCAGTGGGTTTCGGGGGCAGCCAAGTGGCTGACCACATCCAACCGAGCCGCTGCCTCCAACATCGGGAGGTTGTGCTGCACCTCATCGGGTGAGGTGAGCGCCAGTTGGGTTGAGGTGAACGCACTGAGGGCTGAACTTCCAGAGATGCGGTCTTGTGGACGCAGGAAGGAGAAGTCCGAGCGGGCCTTGGTAGTGTGGTGGGTACCCAGTACCGTATACCCACGCAGTTGGCAGAACCGATTCAACCGAATCAACTGTGGAGCGACGAGGTTATACCGGTTAAGGTCCACCCCCAAGAACACAATCAAGGGGTCCACAATAAACAGCGGACCTTTCAATTGGTCCAGTAAACCACAGAGCAGGGCCAGCGGGTCCAGCTTGAACCGTTCGATGTCGATGGTGGCATCGTCTACCAAGGACGCATGCGGGATGGTGTCCAAGTCAATCCCGACATCATCAGCCCGGTGTTGGAGGGACTGAATGGACCGGTCACCAGCCAGATAGGTGACCCGATCCGTAGGTGGTGGGACCTCCAAGAAGGGCTCACCAGCCAGCCACGCCTTGAGAAACTGAAGCAAGAGCGTCGACTTGCCAGCACCACTGGCACCAGCCAGGATGCTCACTTCACGGGGCGGAAGTAATGACTCAAGTTGCATAGGTGTGATAGTATCACAGATGAAGGAGGCTGAGATTGAGTATTTTAGTAGACAGGTCTCGTATTGAGACAGACTGGGCCTGTGCGCGCAAACGCTATTGGCTCACCGAATACACGGACGACCTCGACGGGCCTGTGCACCCGGCTCGCCCCATTGGGATTGTCCCAAGCACCCCCTCCCCAGCCCTGGCCTTTGGCCTGGCCGTGCACGAAGGGTTGGAGTACCAGATTCTAGAGTATACCCGTGGCTCCCACTCAGGGTTATCCCCACTCCGGTCACGCTGGGTGCCATCACAAGAGAACCGGTGCCCTCCCGAAGAGGCAGGCCTCTACATGATGAAGGGGCATGGCAACCCCCTTAGTGAGCAGGCCAAGGTCTGGGATACCCTGACCCCGGACCAGCAGGACACCGCACAGGCCCTGATCATTGGGTTCTTCAAGACCATCTGGCCTCGCTGGATGGAGCAGTATGAACCCATGGCCGTCGAGCAGGAGCTGGAAATGGAGGTGGACGGGGTCATCTTCATGATGCGCCCAGACCTGCTGCTCAAGGACAAGCAGACCGGGGACATCTGGTACCCAGACTTCAAGACCTTCACCTCGTGGAACAATCGCAAGTGGGACTGGGGGCTGCAACAACAGCTCACCATGCTGGCCTGCGAGAAGGCCTTGGGGGTGACCCTGACCGGGGCATGGATTCAGGGACTGTCCAAGGGCAGCGGCCGGAAGGGAGTCCTCTATCACCCCTTGGTCTACGGCTACCGACACCCCGGTACCCCCGGTGTCACTGACCCCACCTTCGGGAGCAAGCGACGCTCAGGGTTTGAGCGGTTCCACACCTGGGACTATCCCTACGGGGGTATCGAAGGCTGGATTGATCGCTTGGCTGACAAGGACCCAGAGCTACTGTCCAAGTGCTACCCCCAAACGGCCCCGCTCTTCCTCAAGAAGGAGCTGATGGAGGAGGAGATCGTCCCACAGGTAGTGGCCCGAGAGAAACAAATTGAGGCGCTGCGTCTCATCCACGGAGCCACCCCCGACGAACATCGGAAGCGCTTCCCGATGAACATCAACCAGTGCGAGACTGGGTATGGCCGGTGCAGCTACTTCGAAGCCTGCCATGTCCCTGCCGTACACCGGCACCCCCTGAAAGGAGGTGGCTACAAACCACGACACCCACACCACAAGGCCGAGCAGGATATCCATGAACTCCTGAGTGGAGCCGAGCCGGGATGATCAGGATGCTGTGGATCGCGTTGTGGATTATCTATGTGATACTGTTCGCGCTTTACGTTCGTGACCATATAGCAGAGGAGGACTGAGTGGCTGAGCAACCGCTCTCCCTACCGCAAGACCTATCCGTCCTGCTGTTCGGAGACACTGGACACGGCAAGTCAACCCTGATTGCCGAGCTGATTGAAGAACTGTACGTCACCCAGGGTACCACGGCAGCTGTCTTCCTGGCTGACCGTGGCTCCATCAAACCCTACAAAATTTTACAAGAGCATGGGGCCGTCACAGCCTACACCCCACAAGGGAACCCGTGGATGTGGATGCACCATGCGCTGCGCGGAGAGGTGCGCACCGAGGAAGGGAAGTATGAACCCGTCGCCAAGGAAGGTGTCGGGCTCATCGTGCACGAAGGACTCACGGCCTACGCTGAACTCCTGATGTCAGCGATGGCAACCATGTCCTCCAACGGTACCAACATCGGAGGGGAAGGGGCCTGGAACGTGGTCCTCCGAGAGGGGAAGGACATGCTCAAGGTGGGCACCAGTAACATGGCACACTACGGCATGGCCCAGCTCCAGATTCGTGAAGGGGTGCTGGCCCCCAAGCCTCCCGTCCCCCACATCTATACCGCTGGGGTCAGGCGGGGGGAGAGTGCAGCCAACACCCCAGTCTTAGGGCCGTTGGTGGTTGGGGAAGCCTTGACCGGACAGCTGCCACGCTGGATGGACTACACCTTCCGGTGTGCCATGACCAGTGGGAAGTATTACCTGCACCTGTCCCCCCATACCGACCAACACTTGGGGCCACGCACCGTGGTCCTGTCGAATCCCCGCCTCCCGAAGGCGGGAAAGGAGGTAGAGGTTCCACCATCGATTGAACCGGCGTCGCTTGTGAAAGCCCTACGTTTACTGGCTGCCCGTGAAGCGGCAGCTGCCAAAGAACTTTCTGCTAGATTGAAACAAAGGAGCAAAGCTCAATGACATTTGATCCCAAAGGACTCAAAGGCCCCGACCCCACCCAGTGGGATGACCGTGAATTTGAAGGCCCCGTACCCGCTGGACGCTACACGTTCAAGGCTCCGACTGAGTTTACCTTCATCGAAGATGAGGGCTACCTCGGCGTGGAGATGGACCTCGACATCGAGGACGCCCCCGAGGGGTACTACACCTCCATCCGGTACGTGAAGGCCAGCTTCAAGCCCAAGCGCAGCGGCAATGGCTCACGCTTGACCGACTACCTCAAGGCCTGCCAGCTGGAACCCTTGGCAGACAATGATGTGGACGCCGCAATGGATGCGGTGCGCTCCACGGCAGGCTGCCTGTTCGAAGCTGAAGTCTCGTGGCGCTGTTGGGACAAGGATGCCTCCGAGGTCCTGGCCAACAACTATCAGGACTTCCCCGATAACCCCGAGAAGCCTGGGGAGAAACTCCCCTACGTGGTCAGCCCTACCTCTGGTAAAAAGGTCCCGGCACGGGCGAACATCTTCTACTTCGTCCGACCGTAGTGCACACCAAACCTGATGCCTGTCGAGGGTGTCCCCTCGATAACGCAGGCCAAGGGTTTATGTCTCTCGATGGGGAGGGCACCGCTGGTGTCCTCCTCGTCGGCGAGGCCCTCGGTGCTGAAGAAGCGCAGGCCGGTCGGCCCTTCGTGGGGCCAGCCGGTCGAGTGTTGAATGACTGCATTGCCCGTGCCGGGTTTGAGCGCAGTCAGTTCTCCCTCGCCAACGCGCTCTGGTGCCGCCCACCCCATAATGACATCAATCTTCCTGCCATCCCCAAGGCGTTAGCCAAGTGTTGGAAGACCCACCTGTACCCAGCCATTCAAGCCCTCCGCCCTCGGGTCATTGTCCCGCTAGGGAACACCGCCCTGCGCCAGTTCAAACCCGAAGGGTCTGTCATTGATGCCAGAGGCTATGTCTCCTACTGGCGTAACCATCTGCTCCTCCCCTCGGTGCACCCAAGCTACATCCTGCGAGGCAACCCTAACTTCGAAGCAGTCCTCATCCATGACCTCCAGCTGGCCATGCGTATCACGACCGCCGGGTATCACCGGGCCACCACTACCTATGTCCTCGACCCGACCATCAGTGCAGCCACACGGTGGACACAGCATGAGCTGCGTGACCCCACCACCCCTATCGCCTTTGACATTGAAACCTCAGACAAGGCCAGGGATGAGGACGCCCTTGACCTCAAGGCGACCGGCCCCATCACACGTATCAGCTTTGCCTCGCGGCCTGGGAAAGCCTTGAGCCTGCGCGTGACACGGCGTACCCAACCCATCATTGCTGCGGTCTTGGCCTCCCCAAACCCAAAGATTGTGTGGAACGCCGCCTTCGATTGCCCCCGCCTGAGCGCCAAAGGCTACACCATCAACGGCACGGTCTACGACGGGATGATTGCATGGCACGTGCTGCACTCTGACCTACCCAAGAGCCTGGGCTTTGCGGCCTCCCTGCTGCTGGACAATCAGCCACGCTGGAAGCACCTGAGCCGCCAGCACCCGTCGTACTACAACGCCATCGACAGTGACGCAGCACGCCGCATCACCCTCAAGGCATGGGACCTGCTCAAAGCCGTGGGGATGTGGGACCTCTACCAAGAACAAATCGTGGAGTGTGAGCCAGTGTTCCAGCGCATGCAGCAGGCCGGGATGCCGGTCAATGCAGCCCTCCGCCAGACCCATGCCGAAACCCTGGACCGACAGCTGACTGCCCTCAACACAAAAATTCAGGACATCATCCCGGACAATCTTCGCACCGCTAAACGGTTCAAGCAGGTTGCCAAGGCCCGAGCCAAGTTCCCGACAGGGCATCTGGTTACCGGAGCTACCGAAGCCAAGCACTGTCCTGCCTGTGGTAAGACTGGCAAATTAAATCTACACCATCCCTGCTTAGGGCACGACCCTAGCCTCAGCTTGGAGCCTATCATTATCCCGACTGACGAATGGGAGGTCCCCCAACCTTTCGTTGCCAGCTGGCAGAACATCCAGCGCTGGCAGGATTTCCACAAGCACCAAGCCATTCGACGCAAGGGGAAGCGCACCACGGATGAGAGTGCCTTGCGTGCCCTCTTGCTACGTCACCCTGACGACCCACTCTACCCCCTCATCCTCGACTACCGGGAGGTGCAGAAGCTCGCTGGCACCTACATCGGGAAGCTCGATGCGGGGCAGGTGGTCGGTGGACTCCCGGTCCATGCCGATGGACGGTGCCACCCCACCATCACCAACAACCCAGACACCTTACGCACCTCGATGGTGAACCCCAACCTGCAACAAATTCCCCACGGAGGTGGGCTGCAAGGACTGGTCAAGGATATCTTCGTGGCCCCGAAGGGCTCCGTGTTCTGGGAGCTGGACTACACCGGCATCGAAGCCCTGCTTGTGGGCTACTTTGCGCGCAGCCCCAAGCTCATTCGCTTGGCCCGTATGGGGGTACACGACTACGTCAACGCCTATGCCCTCCATCACCTGGACAAAAAAATTCCAGCTACTGACCTGCCCCAGCTGGAGTGGGATGATGACACCCTGCGGGCCAGCCTCAAACAATTCAAGCGGCAGTTCCCCAGAGAACGCTTCGTGCGGAAGCGGCTAGTGCATGGGCACCACTACATGATGGGCCCCTTCAAGGCACAAGAGGTGCTGCTCAAGGAACTCAACCGGGTGGTGCCGGTCAAGGACATCAAGGCCTTCTTCCAGTTCTACGATGAACTCTTCCCAGAGATTACCACCTGGCAACAAGGGCTGTGCCTCAGTGTGGACGGGACCGAGAGTGGGCATGACCCTGGGCTGGGCATCACCGCTGGGGCAGGGTGGGTACGCAACCCCTCGGGCATGATTCACCGGTACTTCCGCGTGCTGTCCTGGACCCGTGTCTCGGATGACAGCTGGACCTGGACCTATGGCCCCTCGGCCAAGGCCCTGGTGGCCTTCAACCCACAACATGCAGCCGCTGCGATCGGACGGCGTGCGGTCTGTGCGGTGGCCAAGCACTCCCCGAGTGCCCTCAAATCCCTCCGCCTGTTCATCCACGACTCCTTGGTAGGGGAATGCCCCCGAGCCGAGGCCCCGTACATCATCAACAAAGTACGCCAGATCATGGAGCAACCTGTGACCTGGCTTCCCCTCCCCCCTGAATGGCGCATGGGCACACACCTTGCCGTTGATGTCGAGGCTCAGTGGGGTCCAGCGTGGGGCGCAATGAAACTCTATGGAGACTAAGATGCTGACACAACTTGGAGCGAATGTCTTGATGGTAGGCCTGGTGGGGGCTGCCGTGTGGGGGGTTGACGCCTACCCCTACCCTACCTTGGGGGCCGCCTTCCTGGCCGGGGTCCTGGCTGCCTTGAGTGCGGTGTATGGGGTGCGGATTGTGCCGCTAAAGAGTGGGTGGAGTGCGCGTCAGGGGCCCCGTACGACACCGTCTTCGACACCCCACCCTGGCGAAGGCTGAGCCTCTGTAGTATATCAAAGGAGCGAAGCTGCCAAGAGCCCAATCCCCCACGTGACCAGGCCTCCGACTGCCCCCCACGTGACGGCTCGGGTACGGAGTACTGCTACCGCCAGGTGAATCTCGGAGACATCCTTCTGGAGATGCTGCATCCCAGCGTCCAACCGCTTGAGCTCAGCCAGGACTAGCTGTTGGTACTCAGCCCATCCGTTATCGGGCATGGCTACCGCCCACCCCACAAACGCCCAATGGCTGGGCCAACAGGGTCAGGCTGCTGGGCCTCCAGAATACTCAAGAGGTAGAGCTTCTTGGCTTGGGGTGTGGGCTGTGCCTCATACTGTGCCAAGATCGCAGGATTGTTTAACACAAACTGGATATCAAGGTAGGGATCAACATTCTGGGTCGCTGCCCGACGCTGTCGTATCAGCGCCTGGCCAGTCGGTGAAATCCCTTTCAGTGGACGATCCAACCCTGTCTCTGGGTCTGTGATATTGACGCGGGCGCTCGGAGGCTGCATGGCCACAGGCCGTACCCCTTCCGCTGTATAGTCTGCCCCGAACTGTGTGGGTTCACGCAGCACAGGGTCGGTCCCATACGGCGTCCAGGCCTCTTGCATCCCACTGGTGGGAAACAGTGTCTGGGTCCCTATATTTTCAAGGGCCCGGAGCAGCCCAGTCATGAACCCTGTTTCAGTCGGGAGCCCCTCAGGCCCCGCACCAATTTTACGGTCCAGGGCTACACGTTCATCATGCGTAGGAGGGTGCAAAGTATGACGCCCACTGGGTTCTCCCCATCCACGTGTCAGGTCCCGATCGGAAAAAGGGATAGGAAGTGGGGCCTTGAAGGGGTCAAAGTCCTGCTCCCCAAACAAGTCGACAGCTGGTACAGGCTTGGGTGGTAAGGCTGTACGTCCCGCCCCCCAAGGCCCAGCTGGGATTAGGCTTTGTCCCAGGGCAGCCACACCCTTGGCACCGTAAGGGGGCCAGCCTCCCGTCAACCATGCAGCTCCCTCATCCAATTCCCCACCAGCATACGCATCCCTGATAGCGGCCGGGGATGTTTGTCGTCCCTGCGGGGCACCCGGGTCCATCCACCGTAACGCATCCTTGGCAATAGCAGGCGTCAGGGCATTCAGTGTGGAGGGCACAATCTTCTGGGGGTCCAGGTCACTCAACGGGCGCGTGACATCAATAGGGGCCACGTCAGCCACCTGCTCTCGGAAGGCATTCCCTATCCCTTCCAGCATGGACTTCCCCGTGATAGCTCCCTCCCGCATCCCAGCCCCGAGCATGAAGGGCACCGCCAACGGGCCTGCCATAGCGGTCACCAGCGGCTGCGTACGCCAATCTAACTTGTCACTGAGGCCATAACCTGCCCCGATCCCAAGGCCGCCTGTCAGCGCCTTTGAGGCCCCTTCAGCGAGGGACCCACTATAGAGTGGACGCGAGGTGCCACGCCCTGTGGGCAGCGCCGGTAAGCCCTGTCCCCGCCGGAAGAGTGTCTCCCCGGCCTGGGCTATCGGAGCGACAGTCCGCATGAGGCCCTGCTCAGCCATGTTAATCCCTACCCGGGGCACCGCAGAGACTAAGCGCTTCCCACTCTGCAACCAGGGATTGGACAGCCCTCGGGTAAAGGGATTCCCGCCGCCCCCTGTTGGGAGGTCCTGCGGAGAGAAGGTACGCAACATTCCTTGCCCTGCTTCAGTTACTGGTCTCCCTGTCAGGGTAAAGTTCTGGGCATCCTCAAACGAAATCCCTGGTACCCCCCGCCGCTCCTGCGTCATGATGTGGATGGCAGCGTTATCGCTTGAACGATAAAGTTTCCCCACTAACGCATTCGTCATACGCCCAGAGATACGGTCCTCCTCAAGCATTTTCCCGAAGGCCGCACGCCCTTCTGGTGTCTGCATCTCAGGCAGGTGCCCAAACAGCCCTTCAAACTGCCTACGCCCTTGCGGAGTACTCATGTCAAGATCAAAGAACTGCTTGATCAGGGACCGTGTATCTCCCGGAACCAGCCGTACCAACTCCCGCGTGGCATCAGCCATGATGTCAGTGCCTGCCCCGTACAAGGCTGCCCCTTGTGCCCGGTTCCCCAGCGCAAACTCGATAGCGCCTTGCACCGCACGCTCAAACCCAGACACCTGTGCCCCGCCAAAGGCTCCACTCGCGGCTTTGAGGATTGAACGGGGACTCTGTAGGATAGAGTTCATGAAAAACGCTTCGCCCGTTTTGGGATCGGCCCACGTTTTGCCCTTGGGCACAAGCCCCCGTTGGACGCGAGGAAGCACATAGCCTCCCGTGAGAGCACCTCCCAGGGCAGTAGTGGCCTGGGAAGCAAACCGGGCACCACCCTCAAGCCCCAGCTCGTCAGCCAACTGCCCACCTCCATGCCAGCCTGCGGCACCCCCAAGCCCAGTACCAATGACATGCATAGCAGCAGCCCCCTCTGAAATCTTGGGGTCTGTGAAGATGCCAAGCAACATGTTGAATTGAATTTGGTTATCCGCACTGTCCAGAATGTCGTCTGACATCTGGGCATAGGTCGCTAGGTCCTTAGCAACCTCCCGCCAGTCTCCCAGGACACGGGCACTCGGGGTCTGCGCAGCGCCTTCCCCAGCCACAATCCGTAGACCCTTGCGCCCTTTAGCGAAGGCCTGCGCACCTTCAGCAGGGACGAGCTGTGAACCCTCAGGAGCCGCCAACACCTTGGCCCATCGGCCCACCTGTCGCTCAGCCCCCTCGCCAAGAAGATTCAAGCTATTGACGAGCTTGTAGAGGGAGTTCTGCTGGATGCTGGCTTCAGGAAAGGCGGTGATAAGTTCATCCACCGCGCTCCGTGTCCGGTTAATGCGGTACTCCAACCCTACCAGGGCATCCCAGGCAGAGTGCACAGGCGTGGTCAGGGACGCAACCCCCTGCGCAGTCCCACCTAAATCTGTGACCAGATCCTTTTGCTGCTTCCGCAGTTCACTGATGAAGGCCTCAATGGAGTCATCAGTATGAAACGCAGCCCCACTTTCATCTTGGATCAGAGCCAAGGACCGCTTGACGCGATCAATGGCTTGCTGCTCAGCCCGTGAGTACCCAGCAGGGTCCTGGGCCCAGGACTGTACATGCGCAGCCCGCTGGCTAGACCGTGTCCCCGTGCGTTGGCGCGCAGTCTTACTGGCTTCCGTGACTGCCGGATCAAGGTACCCAGGCTTGGGATCTAACGTCTCATGCAGCTTGTTGAAAATCTTTGTGTACTGGGTATGGGCCTCCGCAATATTACCCTCGCGCAACGACCGTGCTGCGGTCTTGATCGTCGCAATGTAGTCATCTACCTGGGAAGCAACCTCGGCCGCCGAGAACTGCCCACGTCCAAGCTTGGTGTAGGTCTGAATGAACGCAGCACGCTTCGCGGTTTCAGCCTCCTGACTCCCTCCCAGAAACAGGTTCTCGCCTACAGCAGGATCTGTGACCCGTCCTGGGTCAACCCCTGCAGCATGCCTGGACTCGGTGAATTCAGCAGCAGGTCCCGTACGCCGCGAGCCCCCGATCGTTGGGGTGGCACTGGTCGCGGCAACTTCCCCTGCATCGACAAGCGTCTCAGCCTCCGCAGCTGCTTCAGCTGCCCCCTGCTGCGCCTGGCCACGGGTGGCAGCAACCTGGGCCTTTCCTGGAGCCAACGCACCAGGCGCAACTCTTTCCCCCAATCCTGAAATCTCGTCAGCGGCACCAATCTGCCCACGCCCTGTATCAGCCCGTTGTTTAATCTGGTCCAGCTGGTGTAGGGCATCGTCTGCACCCGCACTCCGCCCACGGGCTTTCCGCCACAGCGCTTCGATGTCTGCTCGATTGGCTGGGGTGGCATAGTCATTCAAGAACTGCTCAAGCCGCTGCTTGTAACCACGCCCCCTAATAAAAGCCTTGGTAATCTCAGGCTCTCGGGCGGCTGCAGGTTGTGGGCCTCCAGCAGCATCACCAACGACTGCGGCGGTTGTTGGGGTAGAAGGCTCAGGGGCCGCAAGGCCACCACGAAACTGTGCAAGGGTGTCCTCGACGGCATCATCAAGCAGCCCTTCTCGCTGCAACCCCTCCCCAATATCCACCAAGGCCTGACGCGCTTGCTGGACTGAGCCCGGAACCTTACCCCCAATCAAGTTAGTCTTGGCCGCTGTCTCGGCAATGTTTCGAATATCCTCACTGGTCCAGTCCAGGTCTGCCTCGTCCACAGCATCCAGTAGTTCCTGCACTGTGAGATCGTCAGCTAGTTGGCCCGCCTGTTCCGAGACAGCAGCTAGCTCATCTGCGGTCTGGGCTACCGGTGTGGGGGCCGTCGATGGAGGCTCAGGAGTCTCAGGCTTGAGTGGGGGTCCAGCCACTTCCTCTGGCACTGAGGCTGTTGGTGGGGCCGTGTCAGCCGCCGCTGACGCAGGAGCAGCAACCTCAGGCATGTGGGGCCAGTAATGCAAGAGGGTATCCTCGTCGGTGACGTTGCCAGTTGCCTTGATGCGCTCCAGGACCGCATCGCCACGTGCCCGAATGGCGTCATCGGATTCACCGGGGAAGTGCTTCCGCAGCACATCCATGAACTTCGCATCACTCTTCGATAGCCGTGTCCTGTTCCTGACAATGTAAAGCGCCTTGTCCAGGTCAGAGTTCCACGCAATCTCGCTATTACGGTAACGGGGATTGGATCGCCTTAACCCCTCAGGCATCACAAAATCAAGGGCTTCCGGAGAAGCCTTGGGTGCGGGCGCTGGCTGGCTGGGTGTGGGCGCTGGCTGCGGTGCAGGGGCCCCTGCAACCTGTCCAGTCTCAGCAGCCTCCTTAGCCCCCTTAGCGTCATCTACCTTGGCAAGGATCTCATCGACTACATCGACGTTGACCGTAACCTGCTGCCCTGTCACCCCAGCAGTTGGGTCTACTGAGATGTCCGGTACATTAAACCCTGTCGTTGTCGTTGCATCCTGTGCCCGTGCAGCTGCCTCAGCCGCCGCACGCTCAGACCGACTGGGACCCGTCACGACATCTACAAGCTTTGCCGCCCCACGCTCTGCACCTTGCTGCAGCGTTTTCCGTCCAAACCAGGCCGCTGCCCCCAAGGCGTCCCCAAGGCTCAGGAAATCCGCGACGGTCATGAGCCCATCAGCCACCGCATGCCGGGCCAGGTTCACCTTCTCTGCCAGCGGGGCTGCCATGAACTCTCGACTCCATGACCCACCACTCACCTTTTCGCCTGTTGCAATCTGGTTTTCAAGAATAGCGCGGGCAGCTGGGTTGCCGCTAGGCCCAAGCAGGTCCAGCTCTCGGCGTTTTGCCTCAAGCTCTGCCGGGGTGAGTGTTTCTGCCCGCATGTAATCTCGGGGGCCGCCTGGGTCTGCTGGCCGTGGACGTAGCGGTGCCCCCAGTATGCGCCGTAACAGCGAATCCTCTGTCTCAGCTTCCCCGAAGATCATTTCACTGAAGGGAGGCGAATAAGGCCGCCCCATGAATGTCGCTCCTGCGGGATCAGTCGCTTCCGTAGAAGGTGGGGCCTCACCCGGACGAATCCCCTCAGCTACCGCCGTGACCCCTTGCTGCAGCCGAGGAAACACATCCAAGCCCAGGTCAAAGAGGTCACGCGGTTGGAAGATCCCCCCTGAGGGGCGCTCTCTAGCAGAATCTGGGCCAAGCCCTCGACCCACACCTCCGGTTGTACTCATCCCAGGCACAAGCTCGGGTAAATCAAGCTCCACTGGGGGTGGTGGCAATGTACTGAGGTCTGCCTCATTGATGGCCGCAATAGCCTGCGGATCATTCGCCAGAATGGCTTGTTCGAATGTAGCGATGACACTTTCCCGGCGTATGTGCGGGGCCAGTTGTTGTAACCGCCGCAACGCTTCCTGTTGTGCTGGTGTAAGGGTAGGTGCAACCTCCTCAGGAGGTGGCGTGCCGCGACGACGTACTTGTGGGGGCATCCTTAGCGACCACTTCCAAAGAAGTAGGGGCTCGGTCCTGTCGGCCGTGCCCTATCAGGTTGACCCCGTTTAGCAATCATCTCCTCAATCAGCTGAAACATGCTCTCAACCGCCTGGTACTTATCAGCTCCCCCACCTAGCAGCGCCTGCGACCGCTCAGCAAAGTCATCGCCGAAGGCATTCTCACCAGACTCCAAGTACTCCTGGTAAATCTTAATACCCTGTGGCGTAATCAAGGCCGGTGTGCGCATGAGTTCTGCATAGCGTTCAGGGGCACGCTGTAACTGCTCTTGATACGCCGCCCATATTTGGCGGTCTGTCGGATCCAACGGGGCGCTAGGGTCAGCCAGCAGATTCTGGTCCTGTCCTGGGCCAGCCCAGGACTCAGCCTGGCGAGCAGGCATCATGTTCAAGAGGCCCTCTTGCACATCAGGGGGTGCACCAGTGAAGTCAGGATTCGTCGCTATGATATGGGGGGCAAGCATGTTGTACACCCCACCATCCTTGATAATGTCTAGGGCCTGCTGGTTCGTCACCTCTGGGAGGTCCCTGTGGAGCGCTGCTGCCGCTTCCTCTATTGATCCCTGTATCTCCGGGTCGTACTGGTTTTGCAACTCTACACGCTGCTCGGTGGTAAGACCGCCATTCGACACATAGCCCATGACCTTCCCACTTCGATCGAGGAACAGGCGTCCTGTCCACCCAACAGGCAATATCTTTGTCCGCCACTGTGATGTGTCAGGGTCTGCTGGGTCCCACGTTGGATCAGGGACTTGCACTAGCAGGGGTGCTCTGAGCGCACCCTCAAACCCATTAAACTCCTGCACCTGTGCCAGCTCACGCTCTTCAAACCTAATACGTTCACGTAGCCGCTCCATGGAATTTTTGCCGTTTAGTTCAGTGGTATAGAGTGACTGCAGCATCTGGCGTTGACTTGCGGCTGCTTGCCCTAAGGAATCAATCCATTTCCTGTTGTTAAGCCCGGCTTCATGGAAGATTGCCAACCGCATTGCCGAAGCATCCTGGGCATCCCGCTGTATGTAGGCTTCGATGGCTGTGTCAAAGAGGGCATCCTCGGTCTTTTGCGCATCTTCCCACAGCCGCTCATCGGTTTGGAACTGTGTAAGGGCCATCTGCTGCCCCATGTCCCGCCTCGTTGCCACATCATGCCCACGTTGGGTTGCCTCTAGGGTTTCCGTAACCCCACGAAACAAGTCTGAACCCGGAACGATCTGATCCCACTCAGGCTGATCTCTGGGGAGGGGGCCTACACCGCCTGGCAGCTGGGTGGCACGATAGTCGACAGCCCCAGGAGTCTCGCTATAAGGAGCCATCCAATCGTCAGGACCGTACCCATAATCTCCAGCCATGTTGAGGGCCTGCGCTGCCGTCAACTGGTGAGGCTCAAGCCCACCAATCCCTGCAAAGTACTTAGACCTGCGCGTAGGCTCAGGCATCAAAAATTGTGTGGGGTTCTCACTGGCCTGCATGTAGAGGCCTGTCTGCATCAGGTCGGGCCGCACACCGGCATGCTGCTGCGCTACATTCTGGACGTCTTCAACAGTCGCAGCCGGATTCTCTCGAAAGGCCCCAAGTGCCTCCATCAGCGCAGTCTCTCCTGTCGCAGTTTGCTGACGTTCGTGTGCCAGGGTCGCTGCCCCTGCCGTCTCCTCAGCACGCCTACGAGCTGCATCCCAAGAGGCTTGCTGACTCAACGCAGCCTGCTCACGTCCATAGGCTTGCTGCCGATTGAGCATCAAGATCGGCATCAGCATTTTCATGGTGCTGTCGAGGATGTTCCCTATCCCAGACGCTCCTCCGCCAGACTTGGGCCGCCGACGTCGTCTCAAGGCAGGTCTCAAGGCAGCCATGCACTAATCCCCAGCTCTGCGCCCTGTACGTCCACGACGTCTGACGCTACCCGCAATGTCTGCCGGACTCGGGACAGGATGCCAAGAAGCCATCACACGGCTAGAAGGTAGTTGGGCTCCCATGGGAGCTGCAGCTGGTTGCTCCTGGCGTGGTGTCAGGGGCAACCCTGTCTCCTGGTCAACACACACCCCATTAAGCATCGTGCCTCCATTGGCTGCACAGGCCTGGATCTCTGCTGGAGTCCCTGTCGGGGCCGCAGGCGTATCGGTGTCCATCATGCGCGAGGCCAAGTACCCCGTACCAGCCCCAGCCAGTCCTTGGCTAATAATGTTTTTCCAATCAGGCATCGAGGCCCCCTCGTCGACGTTGGCGTGGCAGGACACTTTCCGGCCCCACAGCCCCACGCTGTCCAATCCCAGGCACCGCACCAAGGGCCCCGTAGTGGCCTAGCCCGGCTGGGTTGCCCCCAAGCGCTGGCCCGGGCTGCGCCTGCTGGGGAGGCAACTGGCGTTGGCGACTGATACGCCGCTCCGGGGGACGACCCCCTTGTGGATTACTACGACGTTGCACCTGTGGCTGTGCAGCCTGCTTGGGTGCTTGATAGTCCGGGTCCCCAGGATAGGGATGATGTATCGTCTTCCCTGTCTTAGGGTCAATGGAAGTCGGCATGGGCTATTGGTCCTCTTCGTGGTAAGGGATAAAGCCCTGGGCAGAAGTCTGCACCTGGGTCAAGAAGGTTTGCAAGATAGGAAGCAATGAGGCCAAGCGGCCAGTCTGGATAGACTCCACTACCTGGTCACGTTCAAGGCCTGCCTCATACAGGAACTTGTTCCACTGGATGTTCTGGTCCAGATTCTGGATGGCCAGGTTCCCAAGCATCTCTTGCCGATCGGTCCAGGTCTGGGCCGTCGCCAATAAATTCCGACTCATTTCCTCGTTCATCCCCGTAGCAAGTTGGAGGGTTGAAGCCAACCGATCCTCGCGTCGTTGGGCCTGGGCCATCCCCAGATCCGCTCCCTGGGTCAGGGCATCCCGATAGCGCTGGTCGGCCCGTTCGCGTTCGTCCAGAGCGAGCTGTTGTCCAGCTGTGGCATACATGGGAGCCAGTTGGTCTTCCAGCCTAGACATGAAGCCGGTCTCAGGACCCTGCCCCAGCAACCCACGACGTGCCAGTTCAGCCTGTCCCTGGGACAGCTGGGCCTGCCGAAACGCCTCAATGGGATTCCGCAGGGTTTCCATCGCCATGGCCCGGCGTTGGGCATCCGCTGGCAACCGCCCAGCATTGGCGATGAGTTCCTGGAGGGTGTTTTGTACATCCCATTCCAGCTCCGATCCAATCTCGGCCCCCTGCCCCCCACGGGCCATGATGTCGGACAACGCACGTTGCGTCTGGCCTGCAAATAGCGTGGGCGTCATCCCACCCGTTGAGGCAGTCCCGGCCAAGGCAGCATTCATGAGTTCAGAGAGAGGGTCATCCCCAGCCTGGAGCATCCCAATGGTCTGTTGCTGGGGGACGCTGTAGGGATAATCCGTCGTCGAAGGGTCCTCTCGGATGTCGCCGTAGTAGGGGTCCTCAAGGTCTGTCCCAGCCTGGAGTGCCCCACCCTCATCTCCCCGAATGGTCTGCACTTCAGTGCCTGGCGGAAACGTGCCAGCCTCAGGCTTGGGCCGTGACGTGACCCTCCGATCAGATGGCAGGGCGTCAACTGTATCGTCAACTGTATCGTCGACCGTGTCATCAATGGTGTCGTCTACGGCCAGTGTATCGTCAACCGTGTCGCCAACCGTGTCGTCGGCAGCCCCGGGTAAGAGCCAGTGCCACCCAGTACCACCCCCTTGGAAATTCTCTATGACATCGACAATCTTCCCATCGCCAAAATCAATCGAGCCTGAGTTCCCGACCTGCTTCCACCCAGCACCCCACTTGGACCCATTGGCAACGAGCAGGAGTGCCTTGAGCCCATCTGGGGTTGGCGGATAATTCTGGCTGGCCACAAAATCAAGAAAGGCATCTCGCTGGTCGCCGCGTTCAATGTTGGTAATCTGTGGCACCAGGTCTTCGATAGCGGTTTTAACCTGCCGCGTCTCAGGCAACTTTGCCTCACGTGTTACCGCTGGCGTTGGAGGCTGTACCTTGGGCTTGGCCTCAACCTCTGGCTCGGGCTCGGGCTTGACCTCTGGCTTGGACTCAACCTTAACTGCTGGCTTGGGCTTTGCTGGAACCTCCCTTGCTGGAGGGAGCGGAGCTGCGGAGACCTGAGGCTCTGGTTCCTGTTCTTGTGCTGCCGCTGGCTCTGGGAAGACCTCCTCTTCAACGTAGTCCTCCTCGTTAGTGGAGGGCTCCTCCACAACGACCGGAGGCGGAGGCGCAGCCTCAACGGGAGGTGCATCACTGGGAGGAAGCTGGGTTTGGGGCGGATCTATATCGTAGGGCCCCATGAAGTTGTTCGCAGGAGGCTGGGTGTTCCACCACCCACCACCAGCTGTGAAATCACCCTGCGAGAAGCCAGCCCCGTAGTCCTCCTCAGATCCCCCGTTATACTGTCTTCGGCGTGCTGGTGCCATTATATTCGCCCCTAGTAGTCACCTATCCTACGGCGCTGCCGCCCAAGCAGACGGCGTTCTGGGGGAACCTCGGTACGTCGACGTTCCTCTTCGACTTGCCTCCCCTGTGGGCTCCAACCCGGGGGGACCCAGGGCGGAGGCGCTTCACCGACCGGGGCCCAGCCAGCCAGGTCTGGCCGGTCCAGCGGCATGAGCTGGCGAAGGTCCGGACGGGCTGTGACTGTCTGGTCTATGGGCCGCAGCTGATCCATTGACCCGAGGTGTTGAAGAGCTAGTTCACGCTCGCGTATATCCCCCAACATCCGGTCTAGAGGTGAGACAGAGTCACCTGGTGGCCGCAGACCACGCCCCTCTCTATCCTGGATCGCCTGCGCATGTAGCTCCTGCCAGGTGTCTACCCCCTCCTGAGCCCCAGCTCGTTGGTGCGGAGACCCTGGGATCCAGGGGGAAAACATCCCCCTGCCTTCATCAGGGTTGTAGCCAGGGTCTCCCGGCATGTAGTCGTAGACTTGCTGCGTGGGATCCCAGGGCGCTCTGAAATCAGGCTTGGACGGCCGTGGTGGCGGTGCTGCCCCTGGCCCCGGCATAATAAATCCCGGGTCACCTGGTCCTGGGGGTCCGGGAGGCGGTTCTGGGAACGGTCCTGGAGGCAACATTCCTGTGGGCGCAGGCCCATACCCCCCACCAGGTTCAGTGACCAGTACATCAGGGGCCTCTGGCACTGGCCCATACCCCTCTCCTGGTGGATAGGGAGAGACAGGCCCTATATCGGCTTGGTAGTCCGCACCCGTCTCCGGCCCAGCCAGGTCCACCTGAGGCTCGGTCCACGCACCCGTCTCTGGCCCCGACATCTCCCCCATTTCTGGCCCGGCAACCTGGCGATCAGTCGGGAAGGGCACCTGTGGCCCTGTCAGAGGCTCAGGAATCCCCCCAACATTTGGGGTAGAAGTCCCTGGCCAGCCCTCATCTTGCAGAAAGTCTGCATCATCATAGATACCCCCTTGGGGGGATCCACGCTGCCCAAATTGTGGCGGTCGTATAGGCGGAGGCATATGTATTCCTTAGGTGAAGCTGCCAGGATCAGGGCGCGTGCGGCTCCACTGGGGCTGGTCCAGCCCCGTGCCTGGCTGTGGCCCTGCAGGGTTACGGCGTTTGACATTTGCTGTGCCCGAAAACATGGCTGGATTCGTGCTGGCGGCCTTGGTTTGAGCCATGAGCCCTGGATCGACTTGGAGATTCCCATCATCCCCTGCAGTTACCCCCAACAATTCCAGGTTGGCCATGAGTTGGGGGATGCCTCCACCCACACTGAGTGAAGGGGAGACATTTTTCTGGGTGAGCCCTTCATAATCCAAGGGACCCCAACCTTTTGCTGGATATTTTGTTGCGTCAGGCCCACCACGATACGGGGCATAGCCTGTACCGGCAGTTCCCGGGGTCGTCAGATTGATCTCTGTGGGATCAGAGGGGGCGTCGTCCAACCCAAACAACCAGCGGTGTGAGTCTGTTGGTGGTCCCATGGCCTGAAATTGTGTCGGTTTAGCAAACTGTGTCCCCATCCGGCGCTGATAGCTAGCAGGCTGGAAGAGTGCTGGGTCCATGCCCGTGACCCCCACCGGGAAGGGTAAGCCGCCGCCCCCAATCCAGGGTGTCGGTTGTATGAACGCCCCAGGCAACGTGACATCCTGCCCAGCCCGCTCACCCATGACGCCACCCAAATGGGCCACGTCACGCACGTTCTGGGTCAGCATGCGACGAGGATCGAGGAAGCCCCCTGGGTCGGGGCTATAGGTTTCAAGCAGATTAGGATCCCCT